GTGCGCCCGCTCCGGCCTTGGAGCCTCGCCAGCCCGCGGAGATGCCAGCGGTACGGATACCAGCGCCGCCGCCTTGGCCGCCCGGGAAGACGGCGACCGTCGTCGCAAGGGCGATGATGCTCGACGAGCCGCCGGACGCGCCGTCGTTGCCGTTGGCGCTCTGATTCCCCGTCTTCGAAGCTCCGCCGACGCCGCCCGCGCCGATGAAGACGGAGAACGCGGTCGAGCCAGCGGTCCAGCCGAGCGACGCGAGCGAAGCGACCATGACGCCGCCCTGCCCGCCCTGGCCGCCCTGGCCGCCGATCGCCGCGCCGGTGGTTACGAGGTTGCCGCTCGCGCCTCCGCCGCCTGCTCCAGCGCCCTCGATCTCCACCATTTGAGCGCCAGCGGGCACGGTGCAGCCGGTCGTGGTCGTGGTGTACAGAGTCTCCAGGAGGAGGTCCGGCGTCGTGTCGTTGTTGGTGCCTGCCGCAAAGGCCGCCGGGCGCACAAGCCCGAACTTCGTGGCGATATCGTTCAGCGCCGTAGCGACATCGCCAGAGCCCCAGTTGGAGTCGTCGTAGACATCGGAGGCGCTGTAGTCGTCCGGCAAAGCGACGACGGAGCCAGTGCGGCCGAACACGGACGAGACAGCGCCGCCGCTGGAAGAGCCGCCGCCGTCGAGAACGATCTCGATGGTGATCGTCGAGACTTCGATCGTAAGCGAGAAGTCGCTCATCCCGCGGCCTCCACGAGCGAGATTGAACCCTTCACGAGAACCGGCGCGTCTGCGTCGCCAGGAGCGGAAAGCGACCAGTCGAGCACCTTGCCGGCGACGAGTCCGCTCGTCGGAATAGCGACCGTAAACTTACCCGTCGTTCCGAGCGTGATGCCGGAGCCCACCGCGAGCGAGACGCGCGGAGCGAGCGTCGGCGCGTCGTCGGAATAGTTGCCCTTCAGCACGAGCCCCCACGCGGAGATATTCACGAGGCTTTCGCCTTGCTTGACGGTGCCCTCGAATGAAAGGCGCTCGCCGACAGATTTCGCGACGTCGAGCCGCTTCGCGTCCTGGATCGTTGCCATTACGGAGCCTCCTCGCATGTGCCATGAATGACGTTCGGCTCTTGTGTGATCCACACGAGAGTGCCGTCAGCGCAGCGGAACGGGAACCAAAGAAACACGCCGGCCAGCGGATAGATTTGGAACGATCCGGGCAGCTCGGCGACGGGAATGTGGGTGCGGAGAACGGTTGCGGTGTTGCGGAACTCCGACGCGTTGAGCCCGTAGCCCGTGCGGGCTCCGGTTCGCGCGACGTCGGCGTAGCCGCTCGGTGCCGCGATCGCCCGCTCGGTGATCGTGTAGAGCCATCGGTGCGTCGTGATGACGGCCGGGGCACTGACCTCCGCCAGAATCCAGGGAGCAGACGCCGCCGGCTCGATCGGCCGCTCCAGGCGCGGCAGCATCTTTCGGGACTTCTCGAAGGCCCGGAGCGTTCGCTCGATGCTCGGAGTGTCGAGATTCATGGTTTCAGGAACAACCCGTGTTCGGCGCGCCACTTGCGGAAGTCGGCATCCGCGCCAGCGGCACCGAAAATCAGATTGAAGTCGACGGCCGCATAGGTGACCGGCCGAATCCATCGGACCGTCGTCGCCTGGCCGTTAGCGTCGGCGATGACGCGGAAGTCCGCGTCGGTCGCCGCAATCTGCTCCAGGTGCAACACGGGCGAATAGAGGAAGCGGATATTGATCGCGTGGTACTCGTCCTCCTCGTGTGGAGTCGGATAGTCCACCATGATGAGCGAGCCTTTCGGGAACCCCAGGAAGGTCGCGCTATTCGATCGGCCGACGAAGTTGTTGAGGGCGTCCGTCCACGCGTCGCCCTTCTTGGTCGCGAGCGTGTCGAGAAAGGTCGCGAGCACCAGCTCGCCGCCGTCGATGATGGTCTCGCGCGGTTGTGTGGCTGAGTCGATTTTCGTCCCGCCGATGTCCGAGGTGCCCAGCGCGAACGGATCGGCCGGATACGTCACGTTGTTCCACGTGCGAAACGCTCGGACATTGACGGGCCTCGCGACGAACGCGCCGACGATCGGAAGCCACGCACGGCCGAACCCGGCCCCGTATGGGTATTGGTGATCCCAGACGTATTTGGTGGATGCCTGCGCGTTGATCGTGAGAACGCCCGCCTGTTCGGTGACCTGGAAGCGGCGATATCGCAACGTCCCGAAGACGGAGCCGACGCTCCAGGTAGCGGCGACGGGATCTCCGATCTTCGGAACGACGCCGGCGACCTGGAGCGCCTCAAAGCCGCTCACGCTCAGTGCCACGCGGAGCCCGGTCGCGTCGTTCGTTGCCTCGACCGTGAACACCCGGGCGAAGGTCGACATAGACAGCCGGCCGCCGGCGTCGAGCGCGTCCGCCGAGGTGACCTTGTAGACGGTTGCCATTATCGAGCCCCCCGCCCGAGGAAGAGCGACCGAAAGGTCGAGTCGCTGATCGTCCGAAGGAACGCCCGGCCTATCGCCACGTTCGCGACCTGGTCGTCGGGCGTGACTGCCTCTCCGACCGCGCCGACAACCTCGGAGAGAATCCTCGTGACCTGTAGGTCAGCGTTCGCCGTCGTTCCGGAGAACGCGCTCTGCAAGCGGCCCGACTGCACTTGATTGATTCCAGAGCCGAGAATCGCCGCAAACGCTCGCGAGGTGTCGCCGACGCCGCGGAGGAAGTCGCCGGCCTGCATCGCTTTGCCGTTGACCGCCTCGCCGACGGCCGTATCGAAGAGCGCACCGAACGACGCGCGGCGATTGAAGTCCGCCGCCGCCGGCCCGACGGCCTGGAGGCTTCTCGCGGTCGTGGGAGAGAGCCCGGAGGCGCTCAGCGGCGTACCTGCCTTTCGCAGCTCCTCGAGTGCCTTCGTCGCCCGCTCGGAAGCGGCCTCGATGCCTCGTGCGAACTTCCAAACCTGCCCGATGGTGTTCTCGACGGCAAACGCGACGCCGAAGCCGGCGAGACCGAAGCCGACGACGCCCCGCAGCTTCTCGAAACTCTGCTTCATGCCGTCGACGCGCTTCCCGAAGCCCTCGACGCGGGCTTCGGCCCGCCTCATGCCGGCCTCGAGCCCGGTCGTCGTCGCGGTGACGTCAACGTTCACGCGTGATACGCGACTCATCGGAGCCCCTCCTCTCGGATCGCAGCGTCGACGGCAGTCTGCACGAGCGGCGCAAGTTTCGAAGCGTGAGCGGTTCCGGCCTTGAAGATCATTCCGCGGCCGGGCACGCGAGACTTTGCCTTCGTGCTCTGCCCGCGCCGCTTGCCCTTCTTGATGATGCCGCCGGGAGTGAAGCCGCGCTCGGCCAGGTGCGCGCGCCAGCCGGCGCCAAGGTAGTCGGCGCCCAGCTTCTCGCGTCGCGAGATGATCGCGTCGAGTCGAAGCGAAGATCGTTTCTGAACACGAGCGCCGACCGCCGCCCACACTGACGAGCGATAGCGCCGCACCCGAACCCCGAACGACTTGGCGAGGCGTCCGGTTCGCCGCGGCGCGAATGCCTTCGCGGTCACGATGACGGAGCGCCCCCACTGCCGGAACGCCTTCGCGTAGACGCCCTTCCGCGTCCTCTGCGGAAGGCTTCGAAGGGCCTCCGTGATGCGCGCGACGTCCGCCGCGTCCACCCTCGCGACGAAGGTGAACGCGTTCGATCGTGGGTCAGTCTGCATCGCGCGTTTGAGCATTCTTTCGTTCCCTGAGCCGCTCCGCCGCGGCGTCGAATCCGTAGGGTTTGTCCGCCTCGAGCACCGCGGCGACCTCGGCCGCCGGCAGCTTCGCCAGGCCCTCGACCGTCAGCCCAAACGACCGAGCAAGGGCGACGAGCCGCCGCTCGGCGTCTGAGGGTTTGTGGCCGCCTCGTACATTTGGCGAACGACGGTCGCGATGCGAACGCCAAGCTCGCCGGGACAAAGCTCGTAGACGTCCTCAGAGTCCTCGAAGAGCGGCACACCCGAAGAGTCGCAAGCGTGACGGGCGATCAGCTCCGGAAGCTCGCCGCCCTGGATGACCTGGCCGAAGGTCGGCCGCGTGATGTGGATATCGACCTCCTTCCCGTTGAGGTCGGCGCGGATGACCTGGGTATGTGACGCCAGCCGGTTCAACGCAATGCGGATCTCGTGTGCTTCCATGTTTCAGCTCGCCACCAGTGTTTCGGTATTGCGGCCGTTGATGACCCACGCGCCATCCGAGACAAAGTCGATGGTCGCGGAGACGAGTTGATTGGTCTGGTAGCTGGGCGTGTGCCGCGTGAACTTCGCCGGACCGCTCCACACGGCTCCGCTCGCCCACGTGATTTGGACGGTGATGGCCGCCAGCGCACCCGCGATCTGGTCCTCGATGAGCGTCTGGTCGGCCTTGTCGTAGAGAACGGACAGCGAGCCGCTTACGGAGTGCTTCCCGTAGTATCGCTCTTCCGCGAGCTTCATCGCGACGCCGCGGTCGGCAATCTGCCGCTCCTGGGTGGCGCTGCAGCTAATGACCTCGACGATATCCGCGAGCGAACCGCCGATCTTGACGCGCGAGACTGAAGACATTGTCGGCATGGCAGAACCTCAGCGGTAGTACAGGGTGAAAACGACGAGCGCGAGCGATTCGGCGCGGGCCTCTGCCTCGCCGGTCTCGGGCTCCAGGAGCGTCGGCAGCGCGGCCGACACGGCGACGAACTTCTTTCCGGTGGTGCCGATGTTGGTCTCGACGGCCTGGGCAGCGAGAGCGGCGTGAGCCGCCATCGCGACGGCGAGCGCGTCCGCAGCGGCCTCGGCGATGCCGACGAGCTCGACCTCGGTCACGATCATGGTCCGCGTGGTGTACGGAGCGCTCTCGCCGCAGCGGTAGACGAGAGCCGGCACGGCCTCGCCCTGGAGCCGATCGCCCCAGTAGATGCGAGTCCCGACGAGAGCGGCGACCGACGCCGACGCTCCGAGCACGTGAGCGATGGCCGCCTCGATGCTCATAGCGAGACCTCCGCGACACTGACGACGGCGACGCGGTTCGCCTGGTCGAGATTGACGACGCCCTCGATCGAGACGGTTCTGGTGGTCCCGTTGGCGTTGATGAGAAGCCGATCGGTCGCCGTCAGTCCGGACGCCCGCCAGGTGTCCCAGCGGAAGCGGACCTCGCAGCGCGTGACGGTGACAGCGCCGCCGGCCTGCTCGCCCTGGGTTTGCGACTCCTCGCGGAAGTCGCATCGCATCGGGCCCGTAAACGCCGCCCAGGTCTTCGGCTCGTTGAGAGCCGAGCGGGCAGTCGATCGGAAGCCGATCGCCGAGTGTCGTAGGCGTCCCGCGCCGATCATGCGAGCGGGCTCCTTGCGGAATAGGCCTCGACGACGAACCGATACGAAAGCGGAACCTCGACCAGCGAGACCGGCGCAGCGGCCTCGGGGTTGTTGTAGAAATGGCCGATGAGCGCGACGACGGCACGAGCCAGGCCCTCGGGCACGGCCCCGCCGCCGACCTTGTAGTCGATGCGAACGGTCCCCTCGCGAACTCCGCCAGGCGTGCGCCTGAATCGCACCATCGCGAAGCGTCCGAGCGAGCGATCGATCCAGTAGTCGGCCTCCGGCACGATGACGGCCGCGCCGTCGCTCTCGCGCGTGTAGGCGATCTCCTCGACCTCCACGAACGGGATGACCGGCAGCATCACGTCGGCGAACCGAGAAAGCCAAACGGTCTCGGTCCGCTCGCGGATCGCCGTTCCGGTGTCGATCTCGACGAGCGCGAGACAGTCGGCGATGAGCCGCGAGAGGAGCGAATCATCGTCCGCGGTCTCGATCCGCAGCTCTGCTTTGACGTTGTCGAGCGTAAGAGGTCGCATTGGGAAAAGGCTTCGGAGCCCTTCGGCCCCGTCGCCCAGCGTGAGGAATCTTGCAAGTCTCTCGGCCCGCGGCGGTAGAGCGTTCCGCCGCGGGCCTGAGAGATGAGGAGACGGGCCGCGCCGCCGCCGGCGTGACGGACGGCGCGGATGGTGGATTCGTTAGGCCTTCAGCTTCAGGCCGGCGAAAGCGGCCTTCTTGACGATCTTGATGTCAGTCCGTCGCCACGCCTGGAAGTCGACGAAGAGCCGTCGCGACTGCGTGTAGGGGTTGATGAGCATCCGCGTCGGGCCGCGGTCCCAAATCTGACACTTCTTGAAGTTGCCGATGATGATGACGGGCTTCGTGGTGCCAGTCGTCGGCATGCTGTCAGACACGGCGTAGGGCTTGCCGTCGATCAGGCCGGGAATGCCGTCGCGGATGTCGGAGTAGCGCTCCGAGCCCTTCCAAATGTAATCGTTGATGGTGTTCTTCAGCTTGCGGATCGAGAGGAGCGTCGCATCGCCGAGGAGCCATCGGAAGTTGGCGGAGTCGGCGCGCCACTTCGCCGGCACGGCGTGCGCCAGATTGAGGATCTCGTCTGACGTGAATGCGCCGGTCGCCGCGGTGGTCGCGATGGTGCCTGAGTCCATCTGCCCGATAAAGCCGGCGGGCGCGTTGCCGGAGCCGGCGCCGTCGACATAGCCGGCCTCGAGCAACTCGCCGAGCGCGTCGGCCTGCTCGGCCATGATGAAGGCCTGCATGTCGATCGACGCGTCGTCGAGATTGGTCTGATGCACCGAGGTGATGACGCCGGCCATATAGGCGTCGACGGTGACGACGTCGAAGGTCGGATCGTTTGCGGTGTAGTCGGAGCCGGGATTCTCGCCCCACCAGGTCGCAGCGGCTCGGGTGACTCCGATCGGGATCTTTCGATCGGTGTCGGAGTTGAACACCGGGCAGAGCGTGCGCATGGTCACGAGCGCCTGAAGCTCGCGGACGATGTTCGCTTCCCAGACGAGCGGCACGGGCGCGTTGGTCGTCGCGTTGGAGATGGCGCGGCGCTCAGGACCGGCGAACAACTCCGGACGCTCGGCCATGAACTCGCGGAGCGACATAACGTCGCCGCGGATCGTCCGGTCGAAGGCCTGCTCGTATTCGCGCTGTGAGGTCAGCCGGCCGAAGGGTCCGTTGCCGCTCCATCCGCGATAGCACTGTCGCATGATCGATCGGGCTTCGCGAACGTCAAGCTCGCGCCACGGATCGTTATCGTCGTCGTCGCCTGCGAGTGCCTCCTCGGCAGCACGGCGCACGGTGCGGGTGGAATCGGCGGAAGCGGCCCGACGGGCAGCGTCGACGCGTCGGCCGGCGATCTCGAGCTCGCCGCGCTCCTGGTTGCGCAGGCGACCCAGACGAGCAACGACCTCGGCCGCGTTGTCCAGGTTGGTGATCTCGCCCTCGATGCGGTCGAGCGTCTGCCGCTCCTCCGCGTTGAGGCCGCGACGCTCGCGCTCGGCTCGCTCCAGGATGCCGCGAGCCTGGCGGGTCAGGGAGAGCCGGTCGTGATTGGCCTCGGGGCTGAAGTTGTCGCCGTTGCGGAAGGTCGGTCGGCCGGTGACGGCGAGCGAGTCCGGAACGGTGGTTGCGGTGCGGTTCTCGCCGTCGGCGTTCCGCGTTTCGTGCGATGCGGTGAGCATGTCCATAGGGTTCCTTTCACAGAAGAGCGAAACGCCGCTTGGCGATCTCGAGAGACTCGAGCGCGTCCGCGGTTCGGAGATTCGAATAGGCCGCCGGATAGGCGGCCCGGGTGACCAGAGAAACGTCCTCGAGCGCCCACTCCATGACGGAGCGCTCGGGCGTGCCGTCCTCGCCCTGGGCCCAGGCGTCGCGGGTGACGAAGCCGGCGAAGCTCATTTCCCGGAGGTCGCCGCGCCGCATCAACTCCGCCAGGTCTCGCGCGAGCGTGGTGTCAGGGAGCCGCAGCTCCATCCCGAGCCCGGTATCGTCAGAGAAGAGCCGGAGCGTTCCGCTCGTCGTGCGTCCGAGGAGAGCCGATCGGGCGTGGTTGAAGAGAAAGACGACGTCGGCACGCGAGGCGAGCGAGCGATCGAACGCGCCGGGCAGAATCCGCTCGCGAAACTTGCGGCCCCTGGAGTCGCTCAGCACGCGCGACGGCGAGCGATACACGGACGCGTAGCCGGTGACGGTCCGCCCCTCGGCGTCGATCGCCTGCATGGAGGTTGCGACGCTTCGAACCTCGCGGATCATTGGACGGCCTCCGCGTTGGTTTTCTGGCCGGCGACGGGCCCGCCGTCGTTCGATCCGCCGCTCTTGCCCTGGTTGAGCGGGAGCGTGTACTGGTCCAGGTGCGCCGGGCCCTTGCGCCAGCCGAGCCGCGCGCGTGCCTCGTTGCGGTTGATGATGCCGCGATCGACGAGGAGACCCATAGCGGCGCTTCGCTCGTTGAACGACGGTGCCTTTATCTGCTCGAAGTCGCAGACGATCGACGAGCCGAGTTTCGCCTCCGCCTCGCCGTTGAACGCCGCCGCCCAGTGCTCGAGACAGCCCTCGACGTAGATCCGGCCGAGCCATTCCTGGTTCGCGTACGCGGTGTCCTGATGCTCGGAGAGGTACGGGAGCGGAACGCCGGTGAGCCGCGAGACGTCTGCGACGCTGAACCGGCGGGCCTCGTCGAAGCCGGCATCGTTGAGCGAGGAGCCGATCCGCTCGGGCTTCATGCCTTCCGAAAGGATGACAGGCACGCTTGCGTTAGCCGGGTCGGTGTGGTTCTTTCGCCAGTTTTCGCGGATCTTCTCTTTGGCGTCGTCGCTCAGCTTCGCCGGGTGAACCAAAGCGACCTTGCTCGCGCCGCCGCCGCTGAAAACCGACAGGCCCGCGGCCTGCATGGCAGCGAGGAGCGCGAGAGCGTCCTTACCCTCGACGAGCCCGCCGCGCCCGACCAGCCCGGAGAGGCTCGGCGCTCGGAGGTCGAAGACGTCCTCCGCGGGAATCACGCCGTACTCGACGTCCTCGTAGCGCACGGTGTTGGTGTGCTCGTCCACGTCCGCGGTGATCTGCGAACGCGTGCGGAGCACCAGCTCGGCCGGCGCTCCACCGCGGCGGAAGATGAGGGCGCGCCCAGCGCCGTAGGTGACGGCCTGGGCGACGAGAGCCCGGAGGAACTCGAAGCGGCCGTGAGCGTTGGACGCGAGAAGCTCCTCGAGCGGGCCCTCGGCCTCCATCGGCGAGCGTGCGAAGTCGTTCGCGACGAGCGTAACGGCCCGGTAGACCGGCGAGAGACGCCACGCGATCGACGGCGACACGAACGGGACGCCGGCGCGCGACACGTTCGCCATGCCGAGGAACTCGGCGAGAGCCTCCGACAGCTCTCGCGTCGCCGCCTCGGCGGGCTTCGCCGCCTCTGGTCTGAACCATGCCCGCAAGCGCTCAAGCATGCGTGGCCCGTCCGTGCGCCGTTCCACCGGTCCCGAATCCCGCCACCACGCGGGAGCCCTCATAACGCGGCCCCGAACTCGTAGTCCGAGACGCCGCCGTCCTGAGTAAGCGCCCAGCAGTGTACAGCGATGACGCTCGCTATCAATCCATCAATGGCGCATTTCTCGCGAGATTTGATCGGTCGAATATTTCCCGCGTCGTCACGCTTCGCCGCGGCGTCAGCGCAGCAGCGACGCAATACGGGATCGTTGTTATGGATAAACCGACGGCCGAGCCAATGGCGTTGCCATTCCTGCGTCGCGGGTCCGATGTTCGCGATGCCCATGGAGTAGCGGCCGAGCGTGATGCCGTCGGTTTTCTCGAGCGTCTGAGCGAGGTACGCCGAGCCCCACGCGTCATAGCCGACGATGCGAAGGTCGAAGAGCCGGGCAGCGCCCTGGATCTCGCCGCGAATCTGGTCGTAGTCGATCTCGTCGCCTTCCGTCAGCACGATGCGGCGCTCGGCCTCCCACTGCCGCAGCGGTATGCCGTACTCGACCTCTCGATTGCGGGCAGCGCGCTTCGGCCACCAGTATTTCCCGCGGAGCGCGATCCGCCCGTCGTCGAGCGGGACCGCGAGCACGAACGCCGCGAGGTCTCCAGACTTCGACAGGTCGAGCCCGCCCCAGGCGGGCCGCCCGGCGATCTCGTCGAGCGTTCGCTCGTCGCGTGCCTCGTCCCAGTAGGCCATATCGAGCCAGCGACTCGCCGATCGTGCGAACCTCGCACCGTGAAACCGGATGAACTCCGCGCGTCCCTGGGGCGTCAGCCGTGCCGTTGCCCACTGGTTGCGCAGGCCTTGGAGCGTCGGCAGACGCGGGAGCCCTGGGTTTGCTTTGATCCAGGCCGCCTCATTCTCGGGCTCGTCCTCCTCGTCGAGACCGAAGAGCAAATAGAACTGATGCGGCAGGTCGAGCTCGCCGTCGAGCACGCGGTAAGCGACCTCGAGAATCTCCGCGGTATAGATCAGGTCGGCGTTATCGCCTGGCGTCGTGCAGATGAGACCGCGGGAGCGCTTCATCTTGGCCGCGGCCGTCGTGACTTTGACGATGAACCGGCCGCGCCACTCGCTCGCCTCGTCGCCGAACCAGAAGGTCGGTTTCAGGCCGTCGAGCGTCCTATCCTTGCTCGCCGTCTGCACGAGTCGAACGTTGCGATCTTTGTCCACAAAGCGATTGTGCTTCATGCACTCTTCGGCCTGCTCGGCGAACGACAGCCGGAACATGTTCGAAGCCGCCTCGAAGGCGATATCGGTCTGTTCCCGCTTGTTGGCGATGAGGTGTTGACGCCCGCCGCGGGGCCCGTGCTTGAACTCGTAGAGCGCGAGAGCGGCCGCCCAGGTCGTCTTTCCCGCGCCGCGTGCGACCTGGCAGACGGTGAGCGAGACGACGGCGCGCCCGTCGGACGCCCACTTCAACCCGTACTGGACGGCCGTCGCCCACACTTGCCAATCCTCGAGCCGGACCTCCTCGCCGGCGTCGTCGAACGCGAGCCGCTCGCAGAAGCGAACCGGCCGCGCCGCGGCGCGCCAGTCCATGACGAAGCGGGCGTCCTCGAGTTGGCGGAGGAATCTTTCCGCCGCCCGGAGAATCCACTTGCCCGCGACCGTTCGCTTATCCACAATGGATCGGACATAGGCGAGCACCCGAGCCCGGACCTCGTCGACGGTCTCGTCGTCAACCGGCGGGCCCTGGTAGGCGTCCGCCATTCCACCGAAGAGAAGCCCATGAGCGCCAGTACCTTTCTCCTGCTTGTCGTCGCCGCCCTCGTCGAGTGCGTCGCCGCTCTGTTGATCGTCAGCAGCGGCGATCCCGTCGCCATCGGTGCGATGCTCGCCCTCGCTCCCTGGGCCGTCCTGGTCCTCCGTTGGTTGGTGCGAATCGAGCAAGCCGTAGACGCCCTCAGGATCGATCGGGCGCGAGAGAGGGCCGTCGGTGCCACCGATCCCGTCCGAACGCAAGGGCGCCCCCTCGGCGCAAGCGGAGCGGGACGCGAAGAGCGGCAGGCCGCGGAGCGTCACAACTCGCCCTCGCCGGTTTCGTAGTCGCTAGCGTTATCCATAACGCTATGGGGTGCGTCGTTGTCGATAGGGGCCGTGTGTATTTTTGCGCAG